TTAAGAAGGGAGAAGAGTTATTTTTGAAGTATACCTTTTATAAGGTAGGATAAAAGTCGCTAAATATAACTGACTTCCTATATTGTCAGTCAATGGCGAGTACACTGTCCTTTAAGGACATTAATATTACATTTAAGAAGCATCCTGTTACTGATGATTTAGTTGTCAGTAGGGATGCTTCTGCTATTAAGCAAGCAATTGTGAATTTATTGCTGACTAATAAGGGTGAACGATTGATGAATCCTGATTATGGATCTGATATAAGAAGTTATTTGTTTGAACCTCTTGATTATGGTACTGCTAGTCAGATCACAGGTAATATAAGATATACTATAGATAGATGGGAACCAAGGATTAGTGTTCTGAATCTTAGTGCTACGCCAAACTTTGATGATAATGGATTTGACGTTGAGATGACGTATGAGATACGAGGAACAGATGATCCACCAGTAACCGTAGACTTCTTCCTAGCAAGGACGAGATAATGCCATATACCCAGTTAAACAACCTAGACTTCGCTGACATCAAGACTGCTCTCAAAGACTATATGAGAGCACAGACGGATTTCACTGATTACGACTTTGAAGGATCCGCAATCAGTCAGATTCTGGATGTAATGGCGTACAATACGTATTACACCGCATTCAATACCAACATGGTAGTGAATGAGACGTTCTTAGATTCCGCAACCCTACGGGATAATGTGGTATCAATTGCGAAACAACTTGGGTATACTCCCAAATCCATTACAGCACCTCAAGCGGCTGTTGATATGGTACTTACATTCACTGGCACAGCACCTGCGGAAGTAGCACTTAAAGCAGGTAGTGGATTTGTAACTAACTATGATGGTAGTCTATATCGGTATATCTTAAAGGATGATAATAAGGTTTCTGTTGTTAATAAGGTAGCAACATTTACAGGAGTACCAATCTACGAAGGTTCTCAACTTGTCAGTAATACAGTAGTTGATACTAGTATTAAGAATCAACGCTTTATAATTGAGAATGCTGGTATTGATACTAATACATTAAATGTAAGAGTATTTCAAGCAGCAAACTCAAGTATCTTTACTGACTATAAGGCAGCAAATAATATATTAGATATTGGTGCGACTGATAAAGTATACTTCATTAATGAGATTGAAGATGAGAAGTATGAAATATTCTTTGGTGATGGTGTATTAGGTAAGAAGTTAGAAGATAACAATGTAGTTCAATTAAGTTATATTGTAACTAATGGTACTGCTACTAATGGTGCAAAGACCTTTACATTTAATGGTCTTATGGAAGATGAGAATGGTACTACCATAACTCTTCCATTTGCTGTTTCATCTCTTACTACCTCTTCAAAAGCATCTGGTGGAGCAGATATTGAAACTATTGATAAGATCAAATATAATGCTCCTAAGTTCTACGGATCACAGAATAGAGCAGTTACTGGTAATGATTACAAAGCAATTGTAAGAAATCTATATCCAGCAACAAGTGATGTCATAGTGTTTGGTGGTGAAGATCAAGAACCACCTGCATATGGTAAAGTATTTCTTTCCGTGAAACCCACTGAGGCCGCTGCACTTTCATCATTTACTAAGAATGAATTAACATCAGAACTTAAGAAGTATACAGTTGCTTCTATAAGACCAGAGTTTGTTGATCCTTCTATACTATATTTGGAGTTGACCAGTAACATCTATTACACTGGAACAAAGACTCAATTACTTCCTCTTGAAATAGCAACTAAGGCATCCAATGCAATAGTTGAATATCTTAAGACATCTCAGACTGAGAAGTTTAATGGTAAGTTTAGATATAGTAAGTTTATTGGAGTTATTGATAATTCAGATATTTCTGTTAATTCCAATGATACTGATATTACTATGAGGAAGGATTTTATAGCACAGATTAATACATCTGCTTTCTATGAGGTATGTTATCAGAATCCTTTCCTAGTAGATTGTAATAATCCTGTTGTATCATCAACGGGTATGACAGTATTTGAGTTCCCTACCTATACCTCATATCTAGAGGATAGAGATGGCAAAATTGTACTATATAGACTGGATCCTGTAAGTGGTGACAAGATTCTATTGAATGATTCGGTAGGAACTGTTGATTATATTAAGGGTGAGATAATGATGACTGACTTGACTATCCTAAAAGGAACTTTCTCTGATAATCGTATTGAATTAAGAGTTAAACCTGCTAATAAGGATATTGAAGTTAAGCGTGAGGCATATCTAGATGTAGATGTGTCAAAGAGCAAGTTCACAGCTTATAAAGAAGAGTAGATGTCAAAGACTGCGAATAAGATTTCATTCTTAGTTGATTCTCAACTACCTGATTTCATTAACGAAGAGTATGAACTATTCGGTAAGTTCATACAAAAGTACTATGAGCAATTAGAGTTACAAGGTCAACCATATGATATTGTTGAGAACCTTGAGACTTATCGTGACATTGATTTCTATGAAAATAATATATTAAAGCAAAGTACTACTGTAGATGGATTAGTTAATCCTTCTGATACTACTATAACAGTAGCGGATGCTTCATCATTCCCTAAGAATGGTGGATATTTTAAAATAGATGATGAGATTTGTTTTTATAAGAGTAGAACAGATACTCAATTTAAAGAAATTAGTCGTGGTGTAAGTGGTAATACTAAATTAGGAGACATTTATTCCACAAGTACATTTGTTACTACTCAAGCATCCAGTCATACCAATGGATCTCAGGTACTTAATATTAGTAATCTTTTCCTATATGCATTAATTAAAAGTTTTGAAAGTGAGTACCTACATGATTTTCCACAGGCATATTTGAATGATGCAGTAGATAAGAGAACACTTATTAAGAATATAAGTTCTTTTTACCAATCAAAGGGAACTGATAAGTCTGTTAAATTCTTATTTAAATGTTTAGTTAAGGATGATCCAGAACCAGAAATTGCATATCCTAGAGATTTTACATTAAAGAGTTCTGAATCTACTTGGGTTAATAATTATTCTCTTAAAGTTAAAGTATTATCAGGAACAGTAACAGATCTTATTGGTAAGAAGATTTCTCAGACAACTCCATTTGCATCTGCTATTGTTGACAATGTACGTTTTGATGGTACATATGATGGAGATGATCTATATGAGATCATACTTAATGAAGCAAGTGTAAATGGAGAGTTTTCCACAGCTGCAAGAACAAAATTAACTGAATCTATTCTTACTGGTGATACTGTAGGTGATAGGATTGATGTAGAATCAACAATGGGGTGGGATAAGAAAGGTGAGTTTATTATTGATGATGAGAAGTTTACATTTGAAGATAAGAATGTTAATCAGTTTGTTATAAAAACTAGAGAAGGCACTACAACCTATCCTGTAGGAACTGCTGTAACTTATGGTGCAAATGTATCTGGATCAAATGTAACATTGTTAGTCTATGGTGTCTTATATAATGCGACTAATGAGACAGATGCACCATATTCACATCCAGGAGATATTCTTGAAATATCCGAACCTGGGTTTTTAACAAATGATATAAAGATTTTTGATGCACAGAACAATCTTAGATGGGCGTTACCTGGTGCTTCTCCTCTTATTAGTGATCTGAATACTAATGTATCGGCTATCTATGAGGATGGTGAAGGTTATTACATAGCTTCTTCTGGATTCCCTTCTCATATAGTATCATTGCATCCAAGACCTAATGATATACAAGATCAAAAGCAATTAAAGATTATTAGAAAGACACCTATTTCTACAACTGAGATTTATGAGACTAAGTACAGAGATGTAGGTATTGCGACCAATGGTATTCCATTTGTGGGATATAAAGATTCAAGTGTTGTATATAACGGTCCTCTTCAAAAAATTACTGTTAATGCTCGTGGTAATGGTTATACCGATGCTCCATATGTATTAGTTAATGGTGTATCTGCTAAAGCAACATCAACATTATCTGGACAAGTAGTTGAATCAATAACAATTACTAATGCTGGTGCTTATACTACTGTTCCTACAGTAGAAGTATTATCTGGAAGAAATGGTACTGCAAATGCTGTAGTTACTAATGGTGTTATTACTAGTATTAATGTTACTAATGCTGGAGAGTATTATTCAACTCCACCTGAAGTTAGAATTAGTGATAATGCAGGAAAAGGTAGATTTGCTGATTACGAAGCAACAGTTTCAAGTACTGGTTCTATAACTGGGTTTACGAAGATTAATGGTGGTAATTATTATACTCAAGAAAATGTAAAGGTTGATTTAATACCTGTTGGTTCTGGTGCTGCTGCCACTGCTACTATCAAAGAGTGGAGAAAAGACAAGTATTTTATAAACAAGAATAATGTAGATTCTGAGAATGGATATTGGTTCCAGAATTTTGATTCTTCTAAAGGTCATGGATATGCTTACTATGCTTCTCCTACTACATTAAGAGCAAATGACACTGGGGCATCCCATTCACCTATTCTAGGGTTTGCATATGATGGTAACCCCATATACGGTGCTTATGGATATACTGATGCTCTAGACGCTTCTAGTGCTGTTACACAAATGAGCTCTAGTTATTCAAGAAACTCTTCTAGAGTAGGACCAAGTACAACCACATATCCTATAGGTACATTTATTGATGATTATACGTTTACTGATGGATCTGGCACATTAGATCAGAACAATGGTCGTTTTTGTGTTACACCAGAATATCCTGACGGAACATATGCTTATTTTACTACAGTTGATAGTAATGGGGATCCATTGTTCCCATATCTTGTAGGAAAGAATTATTATTCACTTCCATTAGATTCCAATTATAATTCTGAGATGACTCAGGATGATTTACCAGTAGGTGCAAATAGATTAAGAACTTCTGGTATATCTAAGAATGGTGTACAAGTAGTAGCAAAAATTGAAGATGTAACAAGAGGAACTGTATCATCTGCTACTATTTTAAATAGTGGATCTAATTTCTCTGTTGGTGGTGGATTAGTTATTGATAATAGTGGAACTGAAGGTTCTGATGCTGCTGGTGAAGTAGAATCAGTAAAAGGAAAAACAGTATCATCACTTGAATCTCAAACTACTAAAGTACTTTATATTGAACTTACTAATAATGGATATCTCTTTGATGGAGATACCATTACACAAGCAAATACAGGTTCTACAGGAAAGATAGTTGGCAATGTATTCTCTTCTAAGAGATTTGCTTTACGTGCAGTAACAGGAACCTTTAATAGTACAGATGTACTAACATCAAGTACTAAGGTTCTTAATTTTATTCTTGATAAGAATTCATCATATACTAAAGGTGCTACTTTATCTCTTAGTGATGGTATTGCATCTCCTGTTGCTACTGGTGAAGTATTAGAAACAACTATAAATCAGAACAGTGTTAAAATAAAAGTTTTAACTGGTAATTTTAGTGTTTCTAATACTTTATTCTTAACCAGTTCTAATTTAATTAACACTACAGGATCAAAGATTGTTTCTTTATCATCTCTAAGTGAAAATCTCTCTATTTTTAAATTACAAGATAATGTAGCTTTATTAACTACATCTTCTTCACATGGTGTTGGTATTGGAGAAGAAATAAATGTTGGGGTTAATCCAGATGATACATCGTCTACAACTACACAATATGTAAGGAAGAGAGTTTATCAAGAAGCAATCCTTCAAACCTCAGTCATAGCAACGACTCTTAGCGATGATAGTATTGGTAGATCTAGTATATTAAATGGTGGTGGAGATTATACTGCTGGTACATATAATGATATTGCATTGTCTGGTGGAGCAGGATCTGGTGCTAAAGCAACTATAGTTGTTTCTAGTGCTAAGGTTGTTAGTAGTGTTACATTAACTAATAAGGGAACTGGATATAATAGATTTGATATTCTTACAGTTGGAGCATCTGATTTAGGTAAAGCAAATCCTTCAACTAAACCAGATCTTAAATTACGTGTTGATCATGTAGGATTTGCATCGGAAAACAATATATTGAATGTTGCCAATGCTGATAATATTACAGTTGATGATTATTTAGAAATTGGTAGTGAAATTGTTAAAGTAACATCTAAGTCTAGTACTGCTTTAACAGTAGCAAGAGCACAGAACTCAACTACAGCAGTTGATCATTTTAATGGTGCTGCT